AAAGCTGTTCAGTTTCATAGTGTAGTTAATCACTTCATGCGTTTTTGGCTATGGCTAACAACAGGCATGGTTACCAAACAATGGGTAGCTATACATCGTAAACATCATCAGGCAAGCGATACTGATGCAGATCCGCACAGTCCTAAGATCTACGGTATTAAAAGAGTTCTGTTCGGAGGCGCATTCTTATATCACAAAGCTAGCAAAGATACAGCTATGATCGAAAAGCTAGGAATTGGAACTCCAGATGATTGGATAGAAAATAAAGTTTACTCCGCACACAGCCGCCTAGGGATTCTTTTAATGTTGATCATAGATCTTGTTCTTTTTGGCCCGTGGGGACTGTTAGTGTGGGGTATTCAAATGATATGGATACCGTTCTGGGCCGCTGGAGTTATCAACGGACTAGCACACTGGTGGGGATATCGCAATACAGATACTAAAGACACTAGTCGCAACTTGCTTCCTATTGCTATTTGGATAGGTGGCGAAGAACTACACAACAATCATCACAGTGACGGAGCTTCGGCAAAGTTTAGCCAACGCTGGTATGAATTTGACATAGGTTGGTTCTACATTTCAATATTACAGAAGTTAAGACTAGCAACTGTTAGATAATAAAAAACCCCCTTTCGGGGGTTTTTACTTTCTCATATATAATGCTCTATGAGCCTAATATTACTTCTTCACGCCGTTGTTAACAAAGCTATACATCTTTTCGGCGGTTTCTAATACCTTATCTAAACCAGGAAACTCAGGCATATTAACCTTGCTGACGATTTGACCAGTCTTTTGATCACGCTCAGTTGACATTTCCCAACCTTGGAATTTGTAACTGAATTCTTGACCAACTAAGTCTTTAGCCATTTCCAAGATTTCTGTGCGGATCTCGTATCCGTTCTTATTAAATTTAACTTCTGGTAGTTTCACTTCTGGTAGTCCATTTGTAGTTGACATAATTTTTCTCCTTGTGTGTGTATGTCTGCGAACCTTTAGGCGGTTCCTTCCTTCTTTGGAAACAAATACTTACTAGTTGTTTCCACAGAATATTTAGCCATGTCGATGGTATTGTTAACGGCCATCTTGGCAAATTGTGTTTGTGCATCGATATATGCGTGGGCTGCTTTGTTTAGAGCAGGATCTTTGAAAATCTGATCAGTGATGATCTTTTTAGTGTTTTGAAAAGATTCGATGTAAAAGTGTGGTGTAAACATAACTTCTCCTTGTGTGTTTGTGTATGTATTATTATATATGCCGAGTGGGTAGAAATCAAGAGTCAACATAATTTTTTCCCAGGGTTATTTACCCATTCAACATCATCGTCGGTCATCGGTTGCCATAGTGTCTGTGTCATTTAAAATCTCCTGTCTTGTTCAAGTAATTCTATTAATCGCTGGCAGTCTTCCCAGTCAGTGAATCTTCGGACGATTTTACTGTTATAAGGGGTGATACTCTTTAACATTATATCGTCTTCGTCAAATTGAGCTACAGTAGTAACGTAACCCCATTGATTGCGCCAAGGTCCCCATGTGTCATAGGGGACCTCTTTAAAATCGTAAAACATGATTAATTTTTTTGGCAATAATCCTGGGCTTCGCGCCACTTGCCATTGCGGGCTAATTCTGCGGCATATCGAGCTCGCCCTACAGCGCAGAAAAAATCCCATGTTGATGATAGAATTTTTTTGAACATTACTGTCTCCTTGTGTGTATCAGTATTTATACTGAGAGCTTGCGCACCGCACAAAATAAGGGAATTTGACAGAGAAATAAGTTTAGTTTACAATATGATTAATTCGAGTTAAATATAATATAGAACGGATATCCCGATGAAACTAAGAACTAGATCAATACTGCAAGAATTGAATGAAATAGCAGAAGTCCGAAACAAGGATTCTCTATTCGAAAGCAGAGCTACGAATATCATAAATTCAGCAATCAACCTTTTAGAAAGCATCCATAAGAACTACACTCCAGAGCAGGCAGATGAATTGGAACGTAGATTTATCAATGCTATCCGAGGACAGGATACTGCTAAATTTACCCGTGGTATACGCAAGATCGTTGAATCTAGAAGAACCAACAAACATTTAGATCAAAACAATGACGATTGAATTATTTGAGGGCGGCAATGTTTTTAAAGGCCCAGATAAAGAACCCCTAACACGCAGAATCAAACGCGAAGAAATCCCTACCACTATAGCTTTCCTAGAGAAAGAAACTGGTGTGGATTTCACTATGGATAAAGATGAAGCTGGTGTTCCTATTAAATGGTTAGGCACTACAGGTCGTAAAGCAGACAGCGGAGATTTAGATCTATCAGTTGATGCCAACGAATTAGATAAAAAAGAGTTCGCACAAAAACTAATATCAGTATTTGGTAAAGATAGCGTGAAGCTGTCAGGCGATAATGTTCATTTAAAAACTCCAATCAACGGTGATCCTAGTAACGGATTCGCTCAAACAGATTTCATGTTTTCTGCTAATCCTAAATTCCAACAAGGGTCGATGTTAGGTGGCATACAAGATAGTCCTTACAGGGGTGAGCATAGACATATTTTATTGAGCAGCATCGCCAGAGCCAGAGCGATGAAATACAGTCCTAAGCACGGACTAGTCGATCCAGAAACTAACGAACCAATCCCTCAGGGCGATGACTGGAATGTTATCGCTAAAAAGTTACTAGGTCAGTCGGCTACAATAAAAGACATTCGTTCAGTTGAAAGCATCATTTCTTATATTAAAAAATTACCTAACTACGAAGAACTGATCGCTGCTGCCCAAGAAACTCTAGGGCGCAGTGGTATTGAACTTCCTAAGAAAGAAGCCTTAGAACATTACACACCAAACAGTCCTAGCTGGATGCGTAAGATCATAGATATAGTATCATGAGATTTTGGGAAATACTAACAGAAGCTGAAGCTCCTGCTCCTAAGAAAGTAGGCAGAGAATTCAACCACCTAGAGGATCTAGTATTCACAGAACCTAATGGTGCTCAACGTGCTATCCAGATACTCAAAGACCTAGCCAAACCAGAAAGTAAGATCTCTATCAAATGGGACGGCAATCCTACAGTATATTGGGGTCGTGAAGATGACGGCACGTTCCGTATGGTAGGCAAGAATAACTGGGGACGTGAAGAAGGTAAAAGCTCTAGCCCAGAAGAATTAAAATCCTTTATCATGAGTCGTGGCAAAGGAGAAGACTGGCGTGAAAAGTTTGCCAACGACATGGCCAGCCTATGGCCCATATTCGAAAAAGGCACTCCCAAAGACTTCCGTGGATACATCTACGGTGATATCCTATTCCACCCAGGCAAGCCTTATGACAGTGGCGATGGCAAGATCATGTTCACTCCTAACCAAACAACCTATGAAGTCAAGGCAACCAGTTCTGTGGGTGTTCGGTTAGGCAAGGCTAAAATAGCGGTTGCCGCACATAAACATTTAGATTACTTTGGTGATAAGTCTGGTGAGGATATCGAAGATGTAAAGGCTCTAAATGCTAATCCAGAATTAGCAGTGTTTGGTTTAACTTATGTAAGCCATAGACCAGAGGTCAATGCAGACAATCTAGGAAAGATACAATCTATGGCTAAAGATCAGCCAGCTATCGATAAGTTCCTAGCACCTGTGGCAGGTATGGGCTATCTACAGAGCGAAATCTATACATTTGTTAATACACAGAGCAAGGCCAAACAATTAGATAACATCAACAGCGAAGCGTTTTTTAACTTCTTACAAAAGACTCCAGCCAAGGCTGCTAAAATCAAAGCACACAGTGATAACAACCCGGGTATATTAGATAAGTTATTCGCCCTAGTTAAAGAAATCATGGCTGCTAAAGATGAGGTTATCCGAGAACTAGATGCTGCCAAGGGCGATATCACAGCACACACAGGCGGAAAGCCTGGCGGTGAAGGATATGTAGCTGGCGGATCTAAACTAGTTCCCAGGGATCGTTGGACCCCATTCCGATCAGATTAATAGCCAAAACACCTGATTTTTCCTCCAAATAATAAATACTATGCCGATCCCGGAGCGGGATCACGATTTAAGAGACAAGGAGAAAAATCATGGCAGAATTTACAAGAGTAAACGGTGCAGGTTCTAGTTCAGTTGGAACACTATACGGAACAGCACAACTAAAAGCATATTTCGTAACAGTTCGTTCAACCAGCGACGGTTCAAATACAGCAGTTGATCTACGCAGCGATGACGGTGTAGTAGAAGGCAAAGTAGAGCAAATCATGCGCGAACTAAGCCCATTAATGTATTTCGTAACTAACAGCTCAGCTGGAACATTCAGCGTTATCGTTGATGGACATGCGAATGATGCAACTTCTATCGCTACACGTTTAGAAGCAATCAGCGGTATCGGAACAGATACAGCAGTAACATTAGGAACAAGCATTGTAGTTTCTTAATATTCCTAGGGATGGGAAGGAAGAGACCGGATTTATTCCGGTCTTTTTTTATCTGCGTAAATAATAGCATATTATGGAACGCTATAGACTCATCACCCTAATTGACATTACCCGAAGCGGTGCTTCAAGATCCGAAACAGATAAAATTAAAATTGGACAGCAGGCTAACTTCAACAGTCTTATACAAACAATAGGTATAAGAAGTAATATTGATTGGAATAAAGATCCACAGAAATCAAACGGAAGATTACCAGTAGGAAACGAAGGTAAGGCAATCCATTGGGTTTGGGAATTTTCTACAGAAAGAGATGATGTTTTCAACGAGAATGATAATAAGGTTTCCCTGTTGCTCAAGGACCTACATGGAGTTCCTATAGTAGACCTATTAGAGAATTCTGCAGATATCAGTCCACCGGTGTTTCAAACTGTGGGCGCCAAAACAAATACCTGGATAGAAATAATCTAGTGTTTAAATTTCCTCTGTATATAAATTAAATATTTTCATATAGAGGCAAATAAAATGGACTTCAAAACTAAAACAATAACACAAATCAGGCTCTGGGCATGGGCAGCAGTAGTCCTACCCATTACTTCCCTTGCAGGCATTTTTTTCGTATGGAAATTTTTTAACGGCACTATTTTTAGTATAGCTATGATCACCGGCGAAACTATTATGTTTGCTGTTGCAGTCATTTGGTGGTGGTGGGCTATGTATACAATGAAAAATCTTGTTAGACAGTGGGACGACACCAAGGAAAAAGTAAAAGAAGTATCTGCTGACATTAAAGATATGAAATCAGCAGTCTTAGAAATTTTATCAAAAGATAAATAAAAGCATATAGGCTCACATCAGGCATAGTAAAAGGCATCCAATTTTTTATTTTGGAGAATACCGTATTATGTCTGAATTAGCACAGACCACAAAACTTGAAAAAGAAAGTCTAGAAGCTCATGTAGATCTTTGCGCCATGCGCTATCTACAGTTAGATACACGCCTGACCAATCTAGAAAGTAAAGTAGACAGCATACATACAGATATCATCGAAGGTCAAAAATCTATGACCAAAGTAATCATCGGCACAGCAGGAACTGTGATAGCTGGTGTATTAGGAATCGTTGTAACTATTTTAATGAAGATGGGCTGAAATTTTTAGCCCATTAACTACATACATTAAATAAAGGACCATAGGTCCTTTTTT